GTTCTCGCGGAGCTATGTGGCATCAGCAAGAACTCAATTTTGAGATATGAGCGGGATGGAGTGATTCCTGAAATAGTATCTGTTGTAAAAATAGCAGACCATTTCAATGTATCTGTAGATTACCTGCTCGGGAGAACAGACGACCCAAATGCAATGTAACTTTTCATTATTTCACAGAAAAAGTTGCTGTGATTCCCTCATGAGGGAATCGGAGAGCATGGTATATGCGAAAATGGGAGTGTGGGGGCGTATGCCTTCGCGCTCCCACTTTCTTTCCGCCCCCTTTTCCTCCTTCACGCAGAGTGGGTGGCGTCGGTGCATCTGCCGCCACCCCCTCTGTGTGCAATATGCCGCCGGTCGAACACCACCCCACTATTCGGGGCATGAGGGGTCGCACCCCTCGGGCGGCAAATGACGGTGGAAAGACACTATACCGGGTAGCCTAGAGCGTCTGACGGCCCCGGTGAAGGGACATGACGCCCGCCTGCTCATGGTGGCGGAAGCGGTGGCGGTGCCATGACTCCCACCGAGCGCTATCCCGCTGAAAACTACCGGCATTAGTACTGGTGTGATAATCTAAGCGGGAAGCGCACATATGCCGAGTGCAGTAGCAGAAGCGGAAGCGGCGGCCCGTTACGTCGTGGACGTGTGGCGGCTCAATGCCGCCTTTCGGCTCCAAACGCAGAGGGAAAGCAAAAGAGGCACTGCGCGATTAAATTAAATGCCAATGGGCGGCTGGACAACCTACTGTCCGCCATATGCCGCTCCTCGCCGCTTGAGGCGGGCGGTGGCACCACAAGCGCACGAGCTGGAGAGGGCAAAAAAGCCGCCCCCGGAGGGGCGGCAGGATTAGCTCAGAATTTCTTTCAGTTTGTCCAAATTCCCGGCATTGGGGCTGACCTTGCCGCTCTCCCAGCGGGATATCACGGCCTGGTTAACGTCCATCGCATCCGCAAGCTGGGCTTGAGTCAAGCCTTTGGCCTTTCTGGCGGCGGAAATATCAAACTCGACAGACGCAAGGGGGCGCTTGCCTTTACCGGCAAAATAGCCTAACTGCCAAGCCCCCTGCATTTCAAGGGGCTGGAACTTTTCAGACCCTCCCTCCACGGGCGGGTCAATGCTGGTGATCTCGCAAAGCGCCTCAGCAACCTGCCGGTCGAGATCCCTCTTTAGGAGGCCAAGCCTGTGAGCATCAGAAATGACTCTGGCGAGTGCTGTATACGGGCGCTGAGCGGCAAGGGTGAGATCCCCTCCGATCTCCTGCGGATATGCCGCCGCGTTGAGCCGACCGAACACCCAGCCAAACACGTATGCTCCTCTGTTTGTCATCAGCAACCGACCTCCTTGAAATAACGGTATTCCATTTCGTCATAAACATTGACCTTGATCTCAACCTTGCTGTCAGGATACTGGGAGGCATAACGAGCGGCACAATCCTCGGCTCCCTTCTTGTCGTCCATATAAGCACCCATCATCCAGCCGTCTTTGCAAACGCAATATTCATAGTGTTTCATGACTTTACCTCCTATATTGTTCCTTTTACTTTTTATGACTTAATTATATCATAAAATATGATATTGTCAATACATATTTTGAAAAATATTTGCCGCCCCGCAGTTGCAGGAGACGGGGGTGGCCCAATGAGAGGAAACGCATGGCGGGATATTCCCCCGCCGCCTCTCAAACAAAAGATCAGGGCTAGGCCGACGGGCCGAAAAGGGAGGTGCCACCTTACTCCCCTGCCCTGAGTCAACATAAAGGTGGGAAATAAAATAGAAAGGGTGGTATCTACATGAACGACTTGATGATTTTTAAGAACCCTGAGTTTGGGGAGATTCGTACTGTGGAATTGGCCGGGGAGCCGTGGCTGGTGGGAAAGGATGTAGCCGAGGCGCTTGGGTACAGCAATCCGCGGGATGCGCTCGATCGACACGTGGATAACGAGGATAAAGCTGCCGTCGGGATTCACGACGGCAGCCAGTCCAGAAACATGACCATCATCAATGAGAGTGGCCTGTACTCCCTGGTGTTGTCCAGCAAGCTGCCTGGGGCAAAGAAGTTCAAGCGCTGGGTGACGAGTGAGGTATTACCCAGCATTCGCAAGCACGGAGCTTACATGACCTCGGACACGATCGACAAGATGATAAACTCTCCGGAGTTTGGCATCAAACTGCTTACTGCGCTGAGAGACGAGCAGGATAAGAGAAAGGCACTGGAGACTGAGCTGGATAGGAGCAAGGAGTGGTACTCCATTAAGCGTGTAGCAAATCTGAACGGAGTATCACACAAGAAGTTTGACTGGAGGAAACTAAAGAGCGAAAGCTCAAATATGGGTTATGAAGTAAGAAAGATTTTCGACGCCAATTATGGCGAAGTCAATACTTATCACATGAGAGTGTGGGAAAAAGTATATCCGAACATGGAGCTATAATCAACCCACACGGGTGTATCGCTTAACAGGCTGTGACGGCTGGCCGGATCCGAGCCAGTGCTCGACAGTAGGCGGCGAAAAGCATTTAAAAGCATTTAAAAGCATTTCAAAAGCAAAACATTTCAATCCACGCACCCCGCGAGGGGTGCGACGAAACTGTTCGCCGAGAAATTACTTATGTTTTCCAGAACCAAGCCAATGCGAAAACGCTTATCGATTCAAGAGGTACGTTTTCTTTTGGCACTCTTGACCGGATGGTTAGAGAAGAAGAAAGAACAGGATTCATATCAGAGGCGCAGAAGAAAAGAAGAAAAAGGTAAGACGAGGTGGTGACATGGCTGCACGGCTGACAGACAGACAAAAAAAGAAAATTGTGGCTGATTATCTGGAGACCGAGAGCTATAACGCCACGGCGAAAATCAATGGGGTTTCCAAAGATACCGTTAAGCGTGTTGTGTTAGGTTGCGAAGGATTCGACCAAAAGGCGCAACAAAAAAAGAGACAGAACACGCTGGATATGTTGGCCTTCATGGAGACCCGCAAGGAGAAGATGCAGGAGGCGATCGACCTACACCTGATGGCGCTGACAGACCCGGAAAAGATAAGTGATGCCGGTTTGTCTCAAATCGCCACTTCTTTCGGGATTATCGTTGACAAGGCCACAAAGAACACAGCCAGCGGGAACGAC